TAAGAAACAGATACATAACTCAAACTCATGTTTTAAAGAGTGATCTTAAAAAGGGAGAATGGTACGATCTTGATACAAGAATTCTTCACTGTTTATTTAATGAGTTGGTAGAATTTGTTGAGATAGAACTGGCACACCTAAACAAGTGGGATCGAAATAAAAAGTACAAATTCAAAAATGGTCGATGTGTTGAAGCAGCATATGATTATTTTAAATGGATGCAGAATAATTTTGATGAAGCAAGAATGTTAGCCGCGACCGAACCAAAAACTAGTTCTTTTTATAGTCGTCGTATGGATAATTATGAAATGGCACTTAATGACTTAAATAGATCAGAAAAAATAAGAAAGTTGTATGAATGGTGGACTAAAGAGCGACCAAATCGTGATGAACCACTAATGACTATAACTAAAGAAAGTCATGGTAAAGAATACTACAAACTAATTGATGACATAGAACAAGAATATACTAGAGAAGATACAGAAAAATTGGTGGAACTAATTAGACTAAGAGAAAATTTATGGACATGAAAGCAAACTTGGAACAAGATCTACTAAAAGTAGATTGGATAGTTCAAAAATGTCAGAATGATACTTATGCACAAAATCTTTACGCTGCTCTTTGCAATAATAGATTTTTCAAGAATGATGAAGAATGGACTTGCTCTTGGAGATATGCTGGTGGATTAGTTGCTGATCTAAGAAATAAGGGTGAAGACTATATGGATTGGTATTGTTCTGGTATTGGAGAAAAAGAAGGTTATCTTCCAGAAGGAAAGGTATCATCAGAGATAACTCATGATCTACTTAATCTAGGGTGGGTTGTTAAACCTTATGAGTCTGGTATCTATAGGGATGAATAGTAATGCAAACTTTTAAGCATAAATTTGTAAAGGTTCTTGACAAAATATATTGTGATATGTGTGGAGTATCTTGCACAAGTGAACAACTTGGTAGTGAATATGCTACCCTTGAAGTACAATGGGGATATAATTCATCAAAAGATGAAACTCAATATAATATACAAATATGTGAAAATTGTTTTGATGATGTTATAGACTTTATGAAGAAAAAACGAAGAAGAATGTTAGGATGTTTTAAATATCCCTTTGAAAAAGATCCACTAAATCCAGAAAGAATAATATGACTAATGAAAAAAATGCTAAAGGAACCAAAGGATTCTTAACTTGGAATCCTAAAATAAACGACTTTGTTTTTAGGGTTTACAACAAAGATAAAACTTTTAATGATTACAGAATACTTTGTGAAGAATTAGAACTAGAAATAAGTAGTGATCATTATAGTTTATTTAGTACAGAAAATAGAAAATATATTGATTTCTCTACTAAAAGTACGCATAAGTAAAAAAATTAAAGACCTTGTGTTGACAATGCCGATAAGTGTGATATACTTGGATGTAGATCAGACAACATAGGAGAATTTGTTATGCCAAAAGGTTGTAAAACTTGTTCGTCGTGCGGCTTTTGCACTGGTCCCCGTGCCTATATTTGTCCCAAGTGCAACAACCCATTTATTTTTAAGATCAAGAACAAGGGCAAGAAAAATAAAGTTATCAGAGATTTTGACTGGCGTGAACTGGTACGCGGCGATTTAATTAAGGTGAACGGTGGTCCGTATTTTATGAATGGTGACGGTGAATACGTTCCTATGGGCTATCGTGGCAGATTTAGTGTGCAGGGTGTTGATGATAATGGTATCTTAGCGTGGAGTACAGAAAAGGACGGTGGTTATTGTCACATTTATATGGGACCAACCTACCATGATAAGAATACTGGTTTGAGGAAAACTAGTCATACTTTACTTAAAATCAAGAGGAAAGAAGAGGTATGAATAAAAAAACTGTACAACAACTATCTGACTATAGAAACCAGATTCTACAATGCGTAGAGTCTATTCAGAATATTTTGCAGCAAAACAAGGAGTGTGAAAAAGAATACTATTTGGCTAATTCCCATTATATTCCACAAATTGTTACAGCACTTATGGAGGTTGATAAGTGGCTTCCGCGAGGAAACTATACTCTGCAAAATACTATTGATAACTTAAATGATAAGATAGAATCATCACAAAACAAACAAAAAGGTGTAACAAAATATATTGTATAAATCATTGGAGATTTATAATGCCACAATATGCTGTAAGAAATTTGGAAAAATATGCTACCGAAATGAGATCGGCAGCAGCAACTTATATTAAAGAGGATTATACAGATAATTTGGATGATTTTGTTACTATAAAACAATTAGAAAGTTTTATCAAGTCAAAGTCTAACGGATTGGACGAAAAGGGTAGAATACTACTTGAGAGCGAAACAGTTGATGATATTTTTGTTGAAATATGTGATTGGATTTATGGAGTTGGATTATCTAGATTGGCATCAAAAAACTTACTAGAGTGTGCGTGGGATAATGATCAAAACCGTATGATTTTCTGGAAAGAAGATGATGAAAAATCAGAACAATCAAATAGTGGAAATTCAACAGGAAATTGATCATATAAAAGAGTATGTACAGTCTGAATTGTGTAAAAAATGTGATGAGATGAAAACTAGGCTTCAGCACTGTGAGAGGTTATTATATGAATACTCAAGATCAGATGTGGACAATACAAAATCAGATTCATGAATTAAAATTAAGAATATCAACAGAAAATAAAATAGACTATTTAAAAACTTATTCTGATCTGTATATTTTGGAAGAAAAACTAAAGGAATTAGAAAATGAATGTGATAGACAGTCTGAAAAATCTTGAGATTCCAGATATACAGAAATATTGTGAGTCTAATACTGTAAATGCTAGTGTTGGCATGATTAATATTAATGGAGATTTTAATCTAAGCACTATGGTTCGTAATGCTAATTTTTTCGGATTCAAAAGTGTTCATTATGTGGGAAAAAAGAAATGGGATAAAAGAGGAAGCGTAGGAACCCATCACTATACCCCCATGTATAATCATAAAGATGAGCCATCATTTTTGCTACAATGTTCGGGGCGTAGTATTATTGCTATAGAAAATAATATTCCAGAATATTCTGATAAAACCATAAACTTATTCGATTATAACTTTGATGATACTATTAATCCAATTTTTATGTTTGGAGAAGAAAGTATTGGATTATCAAATTTAATTTTGAATCGTGCTAATGTTATTCTTACAATTCCAAATTATGGTAGTGTAAGATCATTAAATGTTGGAACAACAAGTGGTATAGTAATGGGGTATTACAGACACTTGTGTGAAAAAAGACTATGAAACTTCATCCGTTAACAATTATTTTAATCGGATGTTTAGTATCATCAATTGGATTTAACTTATTAGTTATACAAAGAAATTATGAACTAGAACAAAAAAAGAACAAACCTATTATAATTATATTGCAAGAAGAGGCTGATAATCAAAATTTACTTCTAACAAAAAGGGTGCGTAAAGGTTTCGACTACAATTAGTGATTTATGTTTAGCAAGTAGTGGTTGGTGGACAGGCCACTTTAAAAGTCTACCAAATGCTTTAACTGGCACAAATCAGTTAGCCCTTGCTGCTTAATTAAGTAGCAACAATTTTAGGAAGCGATGAAGGTAGCGTCCGAAAAATTGTCGTAGAATCCTTCGGCTCCTATCATAATCGACGGGTGGTAGGCTGAGATTTGTCGATAGGGTTGGTGAATGTTGTTTATTCTTTAGCCAATTCCAAAACCTTATGAATAAAATAAACTTGTAGAAGATATAATGATCAGTTGCTAGGACGCGGCTTCGATGCCGCCGCATCCATTAATACTATGAGAAAAATCTGTAGTTACTGTGGAAAAAGAAAAAACTTAAAGAGTTTTTCTAGACACATCTTATACAAAGATAATCTAGATCCACGCTGCAAAAGTTGCGTTAAGAAACATTCTAGAGTAAGAAATAAACTTCACAAAACAGCGCCTCCAAAACCAATTTATTGTGAATGTTGTGGTAAAGTGCCTTATAAATGGGCATTAGATCATGATCATAGTAATGATAGTTTTAGAGGATGGCTCTGTAGTCGCTGTAATGAAGGTTTAGGAAAGTTAGGAGATAATTTAGAAGGTGTAATAAAGGCTGTAAACTATTTAATAGTTGCTAACAATAGGAAACAGCCAGATGAATCTTCTCCAAAAATGGACTCACCATCTTAAAGAAAATAATATGACCTATGCACAACATATGATTTTTGCTGCAAAATATGGTATGTTATGTTTATTGGCTGGATTTTATCTTATTGTTCATTCAGTTTTACCATGTTTTTTCCCAACAGCAGGAAGTAATTTAGTTACTAAGTTGAGTAAAAGATTCAAGACTAAACGCTGATAATGCCGATATTGACAAGACCACGCTCTGTGGTATACTGGTAGTACACACTGGAGACTATTTGGATGACTCACGATTTTGAATATGTTCAGAATATGGTTAATGCTCTTAGAGCAACTAGCAGCACAAAAGAAAAAGAAGATATAATCAAAATTAATTGTGGTATTTTTAATAATGCTGCTGCAAATTTTGCCAAGAAGATTCTGCTTTATACTTATCATCCGTTGTGGCAGTACAATGTCACCAGCGATAATCTAAAGAAAAAGAGCCATCTTGTTGCACGAAAGAATGAATACAATAATTTCTTCGATCTTCTTGATGATCTAAAGAGTCGTAAGATTACTGGTCACGATGCTATTGCGGCAGTAAATAGTTTTGTTGAACATCATAGTGACCATGAAGAACTTATTCATTGTGTTATTGATAAAGACCTTAAAACCAGAGCGGGCGATAAGATTATCAACAAGGCTATTAAGGATCATATTCCAGAGTTTAGCGTCGCTCTTGCTGATAAATTTGACCCTAATATTGTAGACTGGAAAGATGGATGGTATGTTAGTAGAAAAATTGATGGTGCTAGATGTATTGCTATTGTTGACGAGGCTGGAGAAGTTTCTTTCTTTTCACGAACAGGCAAAATGTTTGATACTCTAGGAGTAGTCGCTGATGGTATAAAGGCTATCGGT